TTTTGGAGCCAAAGCACAACAGCAGGCAAGAGATATGGTTAAACAAGGGGCCAGGGGTGCAGCTGGTGGAGCCGGGGTAAGACCTTAATTTGATTCTTTCATAGAGTAGTACAGAATCTTACAAATATAAAAAGCATCAACTATATCAGATACTGGATTAACCACTGGGGTTCTATTTGGAGTCATTATATCCTTCAATGAGATGAATGTCTCCTTGACAAAGGATTCATACATTCCTTCTTTGTCTGAATTTCCCTTTCCGGTTGCCATCTTCTTTACATGTGAGGGTTGAACTATTTCTAATGGAATAGAGTTTTGCCATAACTTATATTTCAGAATGCCAGTGTTCTCAGCAATGTGAAAAACCCTACCCTGTGCATTATAAGCATAACCTTCAAGTGCAACCTGCTCGCAACCCATACAAATTCGCATAACCCATTCTGAAATAGTGTCATATCTTTCGCAGTCCTGATCATATTCAGAGAAGTTCTCTCCGTATATGTTATTCAAAAACACCGTGGCATTCTTCTTAACATCAGTCAAGAAATAAAATGTGCAATTCTTGAAGCAAAACTCCTTCTCGGTGTTTGCTACACATATTGCAGGCCCATTCAAACTATAGTCAATGCCAGCGATTATTCCCATGTAGATATTTATAAACGCAAAACCCCCCTTGCGGGGGGTCGTGTGTTCGGATAACCTACACTAATTATTTAGTCAAATCAACAAGTTCACATTTATCACCAGAGCAGGCATATGTTTGTGTTCCGGCGGTATTGTCTTCCTTCTCGTACTTGACTAGATCACCCCACTGAACTACTGGCATCTTGCTGAGAAGTGCTTCATATTCTTGCTTGGTGCAATCCTGATAAGGTGCTTGCTGATATGTGTGATCAGAGTGTGGTAGGAATGAAATACCACTCACCTCATCAAAGTGCTTGTAAACCCATGCACCCACTTCCATCCATTCATGTTCCTTTACGGTAACAGTGATTGATGGTTTGTGTTCGCACCAGTGCTTCTGGTAGGTCAACCAGAGCTCTAGGTGTTCGATTGCAGTCATGTCGCTACGAGTGACTGAACCTTCTGCCTTCATGGGGAAGGAGAATACCATAGTATGCTCTGGACGCATGACACACGGTTCAGCAGGGAATCCTGCATCGATCATAAACTTACAAAGTGGATCCTTGATGTCTGCACGAACAGTGCGAATGAAGTATTCGTTGTGTCGAGCATGAATACCAGATGCAGCATCAACGAGTTGTGAAACTGTACCTGAAGGTTTTACGCAAGTAATAGAGGCGGCAGGATTTATTCCTAGTTTCTTTGCCCATTCCTTATTAGTAGCAACAGAATCTGCCTTTAATGATTCTAGTAGTACTTCAAGATTTGGATTTTTTCCACGCATGATTGCATTGTCTAGAATACCAGTAAGGGATACACCTAGAAGAGCCTCTTCTTCGCAGTTGTGCTTCCAATCACTAGAAAGGTATGGGAAGTAAGTCATAGACGCTTGCCATGTTCCTAGAATGGTCGCCAGCTGCACCTTACGCTTCAGAGTTTCTGGATTGTCGCTTGGACGAACAACAACCTCTGAAAGATTGCAGAACTCCTTGTCTCGTAGAATTATCTCTGAGCATGGATTTGTTCCGAACTCTTTGGTATGATCTCTACGATCACCTAGTTTGGCAACAGTCTTCTGTGCAGCATCACGATTGAAGATACCACGCTCTCCACTCTTGCTCTTATAGAGAGAAACCCACTCTTCCATGAAAGTGCCGATCTCGGGCTTCTCCTTATATGCAACTGAGTTATTTGCTAGAGCTCGTTGCGGATTGTCAACCCACCACTGACCAGTTTTAGCGTCACGCATCCGTTCATCCGTGAGGTTGGATAGAGAGATAAGTGCTGACCTACGCACTCCTCCGACAACGACAATTTCAGCAATCTTGCAGATGATATCATGACATTCGATGGAAGTAAGTTTTCGTCCCGCAGCTTTCTTAAAAGTGTTGATTGTGAAGTGGAACAGTTCGTCCAAAGGTCTTGGGCCTGAAGCGCGTCCTCCGAAAGTCTTGAGTCGCGCACCAGCAGGACGAATCTTTGATAAGTCCCATTTCGGGATCTGTCCACCAATAAGAAGGGATACCAATTCTCGGTACGCTTTAGCCCATCCTTCTTTAGAATCTTTGACAACAATGACGGTATCGCTTTGAGTAAAGTGTTCAGATATTGTAGGAAGTTTTTCAACATATTGTCTCTCCACGCTGAAACCTACACCAGTGCCGCACATCAGAATATATAGGATTTCGTCAAAGGCACGAACCTTATTGACTGCAACATATGAACAATTGTACCCGGCGGTATTGTCTCTTGCAAGTGCTTCTCCTGCGGTCATTAATGCCCGCATAGATGGCATGATCTCAAGATTTAGAACTGCGCTCTCAAGTTCATTTCGCAAATCTGCCGATAGTTTGTAACCATGCTTTTCCTTAAGATGGTTTGCAAAGAAATCAAAGTAACGGGATACTGTTTCCGCCCATGTTTCTCGTCTCTTTTCTTGTTCTAGCCAGCGCGAATACCGTGAAAGGTGTATAAACTCCTGGTATGGAGTAGGTAACTTAATCTCATTCATATATTTCTCCTTTTTGGATTCCTCTATGGGTTGATAAGGTATTTAGGTAAGTTGTTCCCATGAAACTGGAAACAACGGTGCAATCATTTCCTTTATGGCAGCAGCATATTCACGAATTTCCCACTGTGCATGAGGATCAAGACGCTGCTTACAGACTCTAGCATACGCTGCCAAGGAACCAGTCCACCACCACTCAGTATAAGTACCTTGTGGTAGGACGAATCGTGCTTGTTCTGGTGCAACTCCATTTTCAATTAGTCTATTATATACCTTCAAAGACTCACTTGCAATAGTTTTATAAAACGAATCACAAACTACTAGTGTGTCTTCATGCGTTATAAAATCTTCAGAACCCTGTTTTGCGCCGTTTGACGGCCGTGATCTCCATTGTGGATTATAGATCTGTGGTTCATCAACCACATATCGGCGTGATATTTCATTTTCAACAAATCCTTGTTTGTGCTTAAAAAACTGTGTGCGTATTGAAATGGGAGCACGGATTCTTAATGTAATCTGTGGATGTGCGAACGGCGTCCAGTGATTGTGTTGTGCAAGATACTTAATTAGCTTCTTGTCTTTATCACTAATCTTTAGTAGATCTTCTTCCCAATAAAATGATCCAGTGGAGTCTAGACGATTCTTTGCTTCTTCGTCTATTTCCCAATCACTATGCTTATTGAATGATACTCTTGCAGCATTTACCACTGTAAGATCGTCACCCATGTGCGAAACATACTGCACAAATCCATGATCCAATACATTAATTCTTTTATTTTGTTTTATACTCGTTTCCATGATGTAAATACCAATTGTGCTTTCAGTCCTTCAAAAACATTTTTCTCAAGTATATTGTTAACATAATCAATACCATTCTTGAGAACCATATCATTTATATCTTTCTCTTTACAATATTCTGGCCACACACAAACTTTATGTCCAGACTCAATCAACTTCTTTTGAATTTCAACCGTATCCTTATTTCTAGGTTCATTGTCAAGAACAAACACTGCCTCTGGATAAATCTTTGATATGTCAATGAATGAACCTGTCCCAAGACAAGCAACACTATTTTTCAGAAATGTGCTGTCGAGTGGACCTTCTACAATGTAGATTGTTTCATTCTTTTTAATTCTGTCAATACCAAACATTAATTTCTGTGTGTCTTCTTTCTTGATGGTTAAATACTTTGGTGCGTTTTTCTTACAAGTTATACATCTACCCTGAGCACCAACTACCTCACCGTTCTCATCACGAATCAGTATAATGATGCGTGGTTCTTCTCTTGCATCATATGTTTCATCAAACTGCTTTGCAAAAAGTGAGAAGTTATCAGTATATCCCATATCGTCCCATCTGTCTTCAGGAATCTTTCTAGATTCTAAAAACTCCATGCATTCTTTTGATGATTTGGCTGGGGTAAAATGATCTACTTTTTTCTCAAATATAGGAGTAGAATCATATGGATAAAGTTTTTGCTGAGTTGGTTTCTTGTAATTTGCTTTTCCGTCTTCCCCTGCAATGAAACGCTCAAGAGCATACTGCTTACAAAGATAAGGAGACACCTTTTCTAAAAAGTTATAAAGGTTGGATCCAAATCCACAGTTGTGACAACGGTAAAAGAAATCACTACCCTTCTGGTAAAAGAATCCTCTCGCAACTGTTTTTCTTTTAGTAGAGTCTCCACAAATAGGACACCTACAATTTGCCCC